GTCGGAGGAGGACTACGAACCCAAGTTGATAGGAGACTCTTTTTACGATTATACGGCAGAAGCTTATTCTCGCAACCAAGGAACGGGTGGTTTGGGGCCGACTACCGATAGGCGTCGAAACTCCATAGCGATTAACCCTAAATTATATGGTTACAACAACATCCGTGCCGGGATGCTTCCTTATCAGTATGCTATGGATGGAGTTAATCTTCGCGAAGCTATCGAGTTGTGCCAGAAGGCGTATTGCAATGTGGCTATCTTTCGTAATTCTATTGATATGATGGCTGATTTTTCTAATTCTGCGATTCATTTGGAAGGGGGCACCGATAAGGCTAGAAATTTCATTAATTCGTGGTTTAGGAAAATAGGGATGTGGGGCCTCAAGGATCAGTATTTTAGGGAGTATTATCGCAGTGGCAACATTTTTCTTTATACTGTCGAAAGCAAATTTAAAACAGATGATTTCGCTAAGATTCGAAATCTAGGGTTAATGGCTAAAACAAATAAAATTCCTATTAAATATATTTTGTTAAATCCTTTTGATGTGGTAGCTCAGCGCACCACTTCTTTTGATGTTCGGTTTTTTTCTAAAATTTTAAGCGAATATGAGATAGAGCGTTTACGTGACCCTAAAAACGATGCTGACCGCGAGCTTTATAATGCGTTGCCAGAAAACATTAAGAAGCGCATTAAAGAGGGTTCTTGGACTCCAACAGGCATTAAAATTAATTTAGATCCCCAAAAGTTGCGTTACTCTTTTTACAAAAAGCAAGATTACGAGCCCTTTGGGATACCTTATGGGTTTGCGGTTCTTGATGATATAAATTTCAAATTAGAAATGAAAAAGATCGATCAGGCTATTTGTCGTACGGTCGAAAATGTAGTGCTGATGATCACTATGGGGGCTACTCCTGACAAAGGAGGTATTAACCCTCGCAATATGCACGCTATGCAAAGCTTGTTTACGAATCAGAGTATTGGGCGTGTTTTGGTTAGCGATTATACTACTAAAGCTGATTTTATTATTCCTGATCTTCAAAAAGTGATTGGTCCCTCTAAATATGATGTGGTTAATAAAGACATTAAAGAGGGTCTCCAAAACATGATTTTAGGAGAAGAGAAGTTTGCTAATGCGACGATCAAGGCTCAATTATTTTTGCAGCGTTTACACGAATCTCGCGAATGTTTTCTTAATGAGTTTCTTCAACCTGAAATAGATCAGATCTGTAAGAATTTTGGGTTCCGTGGTTCTCCTAGAGCTAAATTTGAAGATATTGACATGAAGGATGAAAATCAGGTTCAGCGTGTGATCACTCGCATGATGGAGTTGGGTATTTTACCGCCAGAAGAAGGCATGAAGGTTATTAATACTGGAGTTTTCCCTTCGCGAAAAGATTTAGAAACAGCCCAAGAAAGATTTTTGGAAGATCGCAAAAGGGGATGGTATAATCCTCTGGTGGGAGGTGCCCCTGTTTTTGAGGAGGAAGATGAGGAGGATAAACTGGCCATTGAAGAGGTTCGTCATCCAAAGAGCCTTAAAATATTAGAAAAAGAAAAAATTAAAACCCCCAAGGTGCCGGGTCGACCATTGGGTTCTAAAACAAATGCGAAAAAAACTTATGCAGTGGAATCCATTAAGAATATTATCGATGAGGCCAATAAGTTTTATATGGATATAACTGTTGAAGCCAAAAAGGTTTTCAAAAAGAAGCGCCTTAATGTTGAGCAAAAAAAGATATTAGAAAAAGTGGGCGAACTTGTGATTACAGCGTGCGAACAGTCAGAGTGGAAAAAAACTGCTATAGAGTGCCTGCACAATAATAAAAAACTATTGGAACTTCAAACCCTTGCAGAGGTTGCAGACATAAGCGCAGAACACGCTTTGGACGAATATGCTTCGGCTATCTTATACCATAGCACAAAGAACTCATCGCCAAAAGGTTAAAAAAGTGTAATATACTAAATATGAGCCTACCTTATAAATTCAAAACCCAGTTTGATTTTGAAGTTTTTGCGACGGATGATTTAGAAAAAGATTTGAGTATTAGCGTTGCTTCTTTGGATAATTTAAAACCATTGATTCCTAAGGGTATAGATTTGGATCGTAACATTGATTTGGTGGGAGCCGCCTTTAATGCTGCCATTGTTAATAGATTCAACAGGAACGGCGATGGGATAGATTCTTCGACTGCCAAGGATTTGGTGGAGTATTTTATTCATAAACCGACCAATATAGAACATAAAAAAACAAAAGTGGTGGGTCATATCGTAAATGCGGCATTTACAGATATGCAAAACGATAAGATCTTAAATACAGATAAGCTAGAAGATCGTGTTGATCCTTTTTATATTTCGTTAGCTGCGGTTATCTATAAGACGGTTAACCCTGAATTTGCTGAGCTTTTACTAAAAGCCAGTGATCCTGAGGATGGGGATTACCATAAGATTTCTGCGAGCTGGGAACTTGGCTTTAATGAGTATAATATCGCCATTGGTTCTCAAAACCTTAGCGAAGCTGAGATTATTACTGATCCTCATAAAATTAAAGATTTTGAACGATATTTGCGTGCAAATGACGGAAGTGGTACGTTAGACGACGGAACCCCTGTTTATCGTTTGGTAGCTGGAGAGGTATTTCCTTTAGGAATTGGTTTTACTACGAAGCCAGCAGCAGACGTTAGAGGGGTTACTACTCAAATAGGTGATGAGGAGCGAGTGGGTACGGAAGAGAATGCTACGGAAAAAATTAAAAATAATATTTTAAAAATTTCCCAAAATGACAATTTTAATGTAAAAAAACATAACAGTTTTAAAACTATGGACACAAAAGAATTAACAATGGAGTTCGAAAAGATGCTCGATTCTAAGTTAGGCAAAAAGTCTGAGTTTTCGCACGAGTCTGTGGCTAACATGGCAACTCATATCATGGATAAAATCCGTGAAAGGGATGTTGAATGGAAGCTAGAGAAAGAAGCAGCCGACAATGAAAAGGCTGAAGCGATTACTCGAGCTGATGAAGCCAAAGCTAATATCGAGGATTTTAAGAAACAACTCGAAGAGGCTCAAGAGAAGATCTCTTCTCTCGAGGGTACCATCTCCGATGCTAAGGCAGAGGATTTATTCAATAGCAGAATGGAAAATATCGATTCCCAGTACGAATTGGATGACAGCGATCGCGCTGTTTTAGCCAAAGAAGTCGCTGCGCTCGAGTTTTCTGATGCTGCTTTTGATAGTTATCAGCAAAAACTTGGGGTTATCCTGAAGCATAAAAGCAAGGCTTACCAAGAAGAGCAGGAGACTGCTTTTCAGGCTAAAGTCGAGGAAGAACTTCAAAAGCGTTTGGCTGACCTTGATCAGGCGAAAGCCAGCGTCGAGGAAGAGACGACAGTGGAAGAGCTCGTAAAGAACGTAGAAGTTCCCAAGGAGCCTACTATTGTTAATAATAATGAAGCTTCTTCAAAGGAAGAGTCTCTGCGAGACAAATTCATGAAGGCTTTTAACTCCGACACAGTTTCAGTAACATATTAAAATATTATGGCATTAAGATTATATCCATTTAGGCAATATAGTGATCACGACGTGATCAATATGTTTGCCAATCAAATAGTTGATGATAATCCATCAACTGATGGAGACGGCAGTGCCGGTGTACTAGTGAAGGTGCTGAGCGGTAACCTGAAGAAAGACGTGGTTGAATTCGCATCTTCCTCCAGTTACCTTGGTAAAACGGACTATCCATTCTTGGGTGCCGACAAATACCCTCAAGTTCCCCTCCGGTGCATCGCGGCAACAACCGGCGCTCCAGTATTGGGAGTCACACTTAATCAAACGATTAAAAATGATGAGAACGGTGAAAAACTCATCTATAATCCGATTAAGCGGGATGAATTACAGGCGGTTCTGAGCGGTCAAGCCGTTCCGGTCGCGACAAGAGGTTTATTTACCTTTAACAAGACAGCGTATACAGAGGGTGCTACATTCATTCCCGGTAATGTTGCTGTTGTTAGTGCAACGGCAGGTACCATGGATGGACTTAATCCGGACGTGTTGGACAAGCACCGTGTGATTGGACATATTATTGCTACAGGTAATCGTACTTCTCAAAACGGGCAAGCTGATGAGTTTGCAGGTACGGGCACGGCAAATTATGCGATGGTTCACATCGATGCTTCTGCCTCATGGGCAATCTCATCTGACACAGTATAAACTCACGCAAAGGAATTATAATATAATGAAAATTACATTAAAAAGAACACCTGAACAAGTCGATCTTATTAAGGCTATGGCCTCTAAGAATCGAGATACA